GAACAAATAATCATTGCCGGACGCGGTGCCGGTTATTGTGATCTCGCTCGAACCACCTCCGGTGATCCTGGCGACATAGGTGGCGGTGAATAGATTGTTTGGATAGTCGGTTCCGAGATCGGTGCGTTTCCATTGAATGAAATCACCGACAACAATTTCGAGCGGTTCCGTTGTCGGTGCATTTGCGGCATCAAATAAATTCGCCATCGATCATCATCTCCAAGAGTTCACAAAACTATTGCCTGGCCTCGGCATCGGTCTTCGTGATGGCCTCACAGCTTTCGCCTTTGAAACCTCTAACTTTTCATCTGGTTCATCCTGTCGCTCTGCCGCCTTTGCGAACCGATTTGCCAAACTGTTCAAATTGAGATTCATGATTCCCAACGCTGCTATCGCATAAACGCGGCAATCAAGAGCCTCATTTCGAGGACGGGTTTGCACCCATTCTCGCCTCTTATAACCCTTTTTGAACCGAGTGACCATCTTTTCCGCCGTTAGTTGCGCAAAATACTCATCACCTCGACCCTGGGGGAAATGACAATACCCTGGCCCTGGCTCTTTGATCTTTAATCTCGAATACACCAATTCCTTAATTCCATCGACCCCCACGGGAAACAGTCTAACAGATTGCCGGTTATTTTTCGAGGGTTTTCCGACTTGCGGCTTTCCCTCGCCGCCAACGCCCTTGATTGCGAAAACCCTGCGGCCCTCTCGAGGCTTCACAAAGGTGTAAACCGCATTCGTGTGATGGCCACCCGAGTCAATACAGGCACATCGAATCGGCATCTCAACGCCTCGAGGGTGATCCCAGGTTTCCGACAATACGGCATCGAGTTGACCCCAAACTTGAGGCGATGATGGATCGCCATACAAAACCCGATAATCCAATGACCAGGTTTCCTGGTCTCGGCCGTGGCCAACGATCTCGATCTCGAGGCGATCGTCCTGAGTATCGATGCCGGCGGTGATGAGAACAACTCCATCTGGCATTTCGTTCCCATCATAACTATCGCGCCCCAGGATTTGCTCATCCTCAACGCCATCACCATCTTCCTCCCAGGTTTCCCCTAAATATGTGTTGACCCAGGTCTTCAAACGCATCGGCTCTTTTTTTGCAGCTAAAAAATCGGCAACGGCCTGTGATAATGCCGTCCAGGGAGAATACAAACCGCTCAAATGAAAACCGGCGATGCCCTTAAATGGCGCGGATGCGACCCACTTTCCCTTTTTGACCGCGTTATAACGCATAGCGTCATCCCAAAACGATCCGCAATGTGGGCAGACATAGCCGGCGCTCGAAGGATCATCTTTTTGCCAATGGACGTTTTTCCAATTCAAAACCTGAAGCTCATCGCAATCTGGACAAGGGATGTGGTATTTTCTTTGATCTGTTTCCTCAAATGCTTGCTCGATGCGGCTGTTGCCTTTGTTCGTCGGCGTTGAAACCAGAATTATTTTCCGGTTCCAGAAAGTTGTGGATCTTTTCCTGGCAAGCTCGATCGGATCGCCCTCGGTTCCAGCTGATACCGGATAACGGTCAACCTCATCACACAAAACAATTCGGATCGGCCTGGATGCCAAACCCGCCGGAGAGTTTGCACCCGCGATGCTAATATGACCGCCAGGGAATAGCTTGTGAAGCATCGTGTTGCCACTGTCCCTGGTTCGCGGGTCAGCAATCAAACCCGAGAGCGTTTCTGTGTCCCTTATCATCGGCGAGAATCGTTCTTGCGACCAAGATTTAGCCATCTCAAGGGTTGGCTGCACAACCAGCATTGGAGCGGCGTCCTGGGATATATGATAGGCGCAAATGTTGTTGATGATTTCGGTTTTTCCAATTTGCGCGGATGTCATAAAAACAACCTGCTCAACCCTGGGATCGCTGATCGCGTCCATCATCCCGCGTTGATATTCCGCCCTCGATGTCGCCCAGCGCCCAGGTTCCGCTGACGCTTCGGGTGAAAGTCGCCGGTGTTCATCTGCCCACTCCGAAACCGTTAGATCAGGCGGTGGCGTTGCTGTCTTGAGCGCCTTCGCCGTTATCGTCATCAGACTCGGATGACCGTATAGGCGTAATGACTTCGACGCGCATATTTGAGAGTTCTTCGAGGGCATCGTTGACCCTTTCCTTTAATACCTGTTTCGCCTCGGCAAGATTTTTCGCTGACTGCGCATCCGCTGCCGCCGATGTTGGGATCGAAAGCATCTTTGCCCTCATATTCGCAACAACATCAGACCAGGCATTTTCAACATCCCTGGCCGGAATAAGGCGGTCGGCCATTTGCTCCCGCTCCATTTCAGCCATATCCGCCTTCGCCTTTGTTAGCCTGGCGCGATGAGCAGAATAATCATCGCCGGTCGAAACATCGCCTTTCACTGCCCTTTCCCTTAAATAATGAACATAACCCCGAACAACCGGAACAAGCTCATAACGCCCCCGCTCTTTGCGCGGGATCACCCCCATATTTACAAGCTGAGACACCCTTTGAGGCGTCAAATCGAGCAACTTGCAAATCGTATCGAGTGGAAATGTTTGTGGTGCCGCCAACCTAATCTCCGTGATACCAAACGAAAAATCTGCGCAATATATAACCGCGCAATATTGAAACTATAGTGAACACCAGGGAGATTGCAAGATTTTCGGCAAAGGTTGCTTCGATTTCAAACAATGGAAAGACCAAAACCTGGATTAAAACCGCAACCCAAAAGCCCACCAAGACATTGACCACGCTCTCGAAAAGGCTCTGTTTTTTAGTTTGTGCCATTGTTTAGCTCATCAAATGTTTTGTCGCTTTCAACGTGAATTGCCTTTTTGCCGGTAAACTCTTGCCACCGTTTGATGATGACATCGCAATATTTTGGATCGAGTTCCATAACGAAACAATTCCGTCCCGTTTGCTCTGCCCCTATTAAGGTGGAGCCAGAACCACCAAACAAATCCAAAACATTGAGCATCCTCACATGATTGCCAAATGCGCGAACGGAAAGCTCAACAGGCTTCTGGGTCGGGTGCATATATTTGCTATCTTTTTTAATTGACCAAAGGTCACTTTCGTTTTTAATGACTTCATCAATTTTACCATTGAACAAACAAAACTCGTGCTGGTGTCTGTATCCTATGCCCATCCCAAAAACATTTTTGGCCCAAACGATACAAGACTTATAATCCAGTTTGCCCTGCAAAATCCCATAAAAATTCCAATTACACCAAATGTAATATGCCTTCGGATTTACGGCCTTAATGGTTGCAATGGTTCCATTTATAAAATCTTCAAAATCAGAATCGGATAATTTGTCATTTTTTATAACATCGTGTTTTCCGCTCCTGCCATTGAACCCAACATTGTAAGGAGGATCGGTAAATACTAAATCGATCGCGTTTCCCGCTAAGAGAGCATCTACCACATCAATCGAGGTGCTATCGCCACACATCAAACGATGTCGCCCCAATACCCAAACATCGCCCTCAACTGTAACCGGCGTTTCCGGAACCTCTGGAACTGCATCCTCGTCGGTCAACCCTTCCTCGACCGCCGTTGCCAGTAATGCGTTCAATTCATCGTCATCAAAACCGGTCAGCGAAAGGTCAAAATCCGCGTCCTGTAAATCCGCCAACTCAAGACGCAACATCTCATCATCCCAACCCGCGTTGAGCGCCAATTTGTTGTCGGCGATGACATATGCTTTTTTCTGCGACTCGGTTAAATGGCCAAGCCTCAGACAAGGAACCTCTTTCATTCCGAGCCGCTGCGCCGCCATCGTTCTGCCATGCCCCGCAATGATTAAACCCTCTGCGTCAACCAGGATCGGGTTGGTAAACCCAAATTCTTTGATCGACCCCATAATTTGCTGGACTTGCTCGTCGCTATGAGTGCGCGAGTTTCGCGCGTATGGAACCAGTTTTTCGGTCTCCAGGTATTCAATTTCTTGCTTCATAGGTTTGCCGCCTTTCTATATTAAAGTGCCTTTTTCATTTCTATCGCTAGAAAACTATCGGGGTCGCGCGTTACC